GATAGTGCGCGGTTTGTATCGCTTGCGCTGAAAAAACGCGCCGTCCCGTGCCGGTGTGCTTATGTCTTCAATTTCTGTCTGCAGCTGTTCGCGTCCGGCGGTGTACAGCGTCTGAAAACCTGAAACCGCTTGATCGAGCCAGACGCCTGCGAACTGCACCGCTTCCGCCGGTAAACACTCGATATCTGGCATTTCATTTGTGTCGATAAAACTGTACATAGTCACCACCTTTCAGGCATAAAGCTACCCGCAGCACATTTATTTTCGCGCTGCGGGCATTTTGCTTTTATGACGTCTTACCCTGTCTCCGCTTGTCGCGAACTTCCATCCGTTCAAGCTCTGCTTTTGTGTATTTTGCAGTGACGCGCGCGGCCTCTCGTCCGTCGATCTCGACCGGCACAACGATTGTATACCGCGCGTCCGCGGAATAGTTGTAATCCTCTTCGAGTGCCATGTCCGCGCCTGCAAGCGCAAGTCTGCGAGTTGCGAGATTCGGCATGTCAATCATGCGCTCTGTAGCCCTGCGGACCGCACGGTAACCGTTCGCAATTCCGCGGGACAAGCCGTCCGGGATGTTGCCGCCGACGCGCTGAGCCTGATCGCTCATGCTCGCAACCGCGGATGTCAAATCTCTAGAGTGCCGATCGATACCCACGGCAATGCCGGCGGGAATCCATCGACCGACCTGCCGCGTGAACACGCGAGACGGCGACCCGATGCCGAGCGCCTTTTTCGCCGCGCCGAGGGCGCTGCTGGCTAAGCTGCGGAGCTTGCCGAACAGCGCGCTTGCAGCACCGGAGATGCCGCGGATAATGCCCGTAATGACTGCTCGGCCGACTGAAGCCCAGTTGATTGACCGGAATGCGTTCATGCCTGCCGAACCGACAGATTTAAGCGCACTCATAATCAGCCGACCCGCGCCGGTGATCGCTGTCTTGATAAAGTTGATTGCGGCCTTACCAACGGATGCCCAGTTGATCGCCTTAAAGCCGTTCATTGCCAGTCTTCCGACTGTTTTCAATGCCGTAACGGCCATGCTTCCCGCGCTGGTCACGCCATTGTGGATAAAATTAACGACCTTGGCGCCGACATCTGCCCAGTTAATCGATTTGAATGTCTCTAACGCCTTTTGACCGACGGACTTGAGACCAGAGCCCAACGCAGACGCGCCGGATTTGATGCCGTTAACAAGCGTAGTGCCCAGGCTCATCCAGTTAAACGCGCTCCACAGTGCGAGTAACATCTCAAAAATCTTCGGAATGTTCGCCAACAGCGTCGGAACTGCATTGATGATGCCTTGAGCCAGTGTCGCAAGCACCTCGACGCCGGTTGCCAGCAGCTTCGGCGCGTTGTCGTTGATGATTCCTGCAATGTTTGTAACGATCGTAGGAATGTACTGAATCAGCGTCGGAATGCTGTTTGCTACGCCTTGCGCTAACTGCACGATGAGGTTACAACCTGCGCTGACCAGCGTGCCCGCGCCGCTCCGGAGGCTCTCGCTCAGATTAGACAAGAGTGGCATTACGTTGCCGATCAGGTTTGGCACCCCTTGCGCTAGACCGCCGGCGATCGAGTTGATCAGAGACGCGCCGGCGCTTGCCATCTGCGGGATGCCGGTAATCAAGCCATTAAGCATCTGAGTCGCTATCGACTTGCCCTGCTCCAACATCTGCGGTCCGACCTCTTGCAGCATGGAAACCAGCGAGCCGCCCAAATTGCTGCTGTCAAGCTGTCCGACCATGTCCACGATGCCGGAAATGCCAGTGATTGCCTTCTGGCTCATCATGTCCCAAGCCGGTGCCAGCTTACTGCCAAGCGTTTCCCTCAAACCGTCCATCGCATCGCCGATGGTCTTGTACTGAGTAGCCATGCCTTGCAACGCGTCGCTGTTGCCCGCGGCCTCTACTGCCGCAAGGAAGTCCTCAGTCGAGACCTTTCCGGCCTGCACCTGACTGATCAACTCTTGCGAGCTCATGCCCATCTGCTTTGCAACCGCCGCGATGCCGGCAGGGGCTTGCTCCATCATGAGTTTTAAATCCTGCCAAGCAACTTGCGGCCGTGCGGCCATCTGCGTTGTCTGCTCACTAAGCGTTTTCATTGCCTGTGCCGGTTTTTGCGCTGTGGCAGCCAAGCCTCCCAAGCCTTTGACAACGCCTTCTGTGCCGTTCGTCAGCTTTTTCATTGAGCCGACGCCCGCCGCCTCAAGCTGCGCGAATGTGCCCGCCATCTGAGACGAGCTGTAGATAGTCTTTTGAGCAAATTCCTCCATCGCGCCGCGAACGCGCTGGATTTCTGCCGCACTTTTTCCGAGATACGACATATTACCTTCAAATGTTTTCCACGCGGAATTGCTCTCGTTGACCTCACCAATCAGACTGGCAACGCCGCGCGCGATGGTGCTCATAGCCTGCGCACCGATGCCGGCAAGCACGCCGAAGCCGATGCCGCTGCGCACCTTACTGCCGAGGCTGTCAACGCTCTTTTGTGCCTTCTTAAAGCCCGAGGTAAAGCCCTTGTCATACGCCGACAAGACGGCTTTGACATTATATTCAGCCATTTTTTACACCTCCCCTCGCAGGTGGTTTTTAAGTGCCTCGAAGCGAGACGAGGGTGCATCCTTCCCGCTCGCTTGGCGGAGGGCTTTTTCATAATCAAAAAATTTGCGGAAGGTCGAGAACACCGGCCTCTGCCGGTGCTTTCCTGCACGCTTCATCGCCTGCACCCTGAACGACTGAAACGCGATCTGATGGATGTGATACAGCTTGTCCACCTCGCGCAACTGAGCCGCTTCCATTAGCAACTCATATTCCGCGATAGTCAGCCGATCTACCTGCTCCAAACTCGTGAAACCGAGATATCGAAAACAGTTAACCGCGATGTCGTGCAGAGCATCCTCCCAGTTTATTTGCTCTCCTGTTCCTTTTTCAGCGTCTGATACGCCTGCACCAGGTCGGATGTCTCGCGTCTGGTACAGTTGCTCGCGGATAAAAAATCGATCACCGCGTCAAACGCCGCGTCAATGTCGGTGCTCTCATCTTCTATCCATGCGTCGAGCTGTGACACAGTCAGACGCGGGGTGCATGTCTTGTTTGCCGCCATCAGCGCACGCTCAAGCGCGATGACATTGTGATCGAGCAGCTGCGCAATTGTGTATCTGAGTGCAGTGTCCTGATCTACGCCGAGGGTCTTTGCCTGCGTCGTAATTTCTTTCACAAAACCGATGCCGAAGCGGAAGCTGTACGGCTTCCCGCCGATTTCAAGCTCCATCATCCGTTACGACGCCCCCCTCGTGCTGTCCTTGAAGGTGTACGATGCCGCCTCCTGCTGCTCAGCAGTTACAGTTACCGAGCCCGCCACGCCCGCGCCGTTAATGCCGAAGGTCAGCGTAACCTCAACAAAATCTTCCGCGCTGCTGGAAATTTCAAGCTCAGTCAGATAGCCCTGGAAGTAACGACCCTTGAACCTGTTCGTCTGATTTTCTGCCGGCTCAGCCAGATTGGCCTCCCAGATTTCCATGAGCGAGCCGTCATCCAGTGCATCCTCCAGCTCATCCACCAGGGTGTCGCCCTTTTTGAGGATGCTGGTGGCTGTAATCTCGTGCTCCAGTGCGCCCGGAGTGCGGATGCTGCCGTCTTTAGTTGCTGTGCTGTCCGCATCCTTGCTCTTTGTGCGGCCGTTTTCAGTCGTAAATGCGAGGATTGCGCCGTCAGTCGTCGCCGCCTTGCTCGCTACACGATACAGATATACGATCTGCTTGCCCGCAACTGCCTCTGCTGCAAACAGCTGTAAATCAAACTTTTTCATAGTTTCTACGCTCCTTTTTTTACAAAAAACGGATGTATAATGCCACACGCCCGCGCAGGATTGCGGGCTTCACACTCGTGTCCCGCACGATCTCCGCGGTGGTTTGGTTCATATCGAGCATGATGGGGCGGTCAAAGGCTGCCTCCATCTCGCCTACATGCTCTAACAGTGCTGTGCACTGCTCTGATATCCATGTGCGCTCATGTTGCTTGTGCCAAAAGTTGACCACGGCTTCAATGCTCGTCATCGCGCCGGTTTTCGTGTCGGAATATTTCGCCGTCATGCTTTCGATGTCCGCGAACGGGTATCCGACGTTTTCCGGCGGGCGATAGTCAAATACCGGCATGCCGCCATCAATCGAGCTCAAATATTGCCACAGCGCGTCATGCAGCGCATTATCACATGTTTTTTTGCTCATTTTTTGTTACCTAACTGTTTCAAGTCGCCGATAAATTGCGGTGTTACGTCATCCAGCGCGGGGCGGGCGAATGGTTCCGGAGACATCTTGCGAGTGCCTAATTCGAGATATTCGCCGTATTCCGCCGTAGTGCCAACCTCGACGGACAATCCGCCGTCCCTCGTCTGACGGCTGATTTGCCGTGCCAAGTTGCCGACGGAATAACCCTTCACGAACGCAACGCCCGGCTTGGCGATCTGTTTCATCGAGTTTTCCAGTCGCCTGCCGTTCACCTGAATGACTGTCTTGACGTCCTTTTTGCTTGCCTGCCGTTGCAGTTCCTGCATGAGTTCCTCGATGCCCTCAAGCTCAAATTCAACCGCCATTTTGCGATCCCTCCCGGATGACAACGATGGAATGTCGATCCTGCGGCGTGCGCTCTAAATCCAGCACATAGCGTCCAGCGTACTTGCCGCGCGGGATTGTTACGTGCTGAAAATCATCCGTGTAAATCTGCCGCAGGCGAATGACAAGCCGTGTATTCAGCCAGTCGCCGAAGGTCGCCCGCTGCACCTCTCTGCTCATCGGTGTTACGTTTGCCCATCGTCTTGCCGGCTCGGCGTCTACATCGCTCCATGTACCGTTCTGCGGGTCGTAGACGCCCGTCACAGCGTGGAAGAGTACGGGGGTGTCATATCTCATATGAACCGCACCCGCCCTCTTGACGGCGGTGTCTGACCCGCGCACCATGCGTTGATGTCATCCAGATACGGCGCGAGGTCATCTTTGCCGAAGGTCAGGCTTTCGCCCTCTTGACTGTAAGCGTCCATGCCCTCGTTGCCGATGCGATTGTAGCGCTTCACGGCTAATTCGAGCGTGATCCACGCTAATTCATCCGGCACAGCCGTCACAGACTGCGGCAGGCGGGAAAGTATGCGCTTTTCGCAGCTGTCAATGATGAGATTCAGCCGATCAACCAAACGGTAATCCGACACGTAGTCCTCCGGCAAATCGAGCATGATAGCCAAATCATCCAGCAGTGCCATGACGCATCACTCCTTTGCCTTTGTCCGCTTCTTCGGCGGAACCGGACGGATCAGCGGAACGCCCTGCAGGTTTGTCGCGCCGGACAGCTCAGCGATGCGCGCCGCGTCAGGCTCGTATCCTTTGCGCGGGTAGCTGTCGCCGGGCTCGTAGGCGTGCTCATGGTCCTGCAGATCGTTAAAAAATTTCAGAACAGTAGTATACGACATGCTCCTCCTTTCCGCATCGCAAAGGGCGGACAAGATTGTGCGTCTCATCCGCCCTGCATGTTGATGCTATTAAGCGCCGGTGTAAGTGATCTTGCAGACGGCTTTCTTGTTGTCTGGCAGGATGAATTCGCCCGCCTTGCCTGCGCCCTGCAGCGCCACGCCGTCGAAGTCCTCCGACTCAATCGTGCGGGTGGTGTTGATGCCGGTAAACGCCTTGCCCACGCCAGTGATGTAGGCCAGACCACAGACACCGGCTGGGAACAGGTTGTCCGGCACTGCCTGAATGGCAAAGCCCTTGAACATCGCAATGCCGTTGTCGTCAATCGACACAGAGCTGCCCTTGCCCTGAACCGCCAGCGCGGAATCAACGATAGCGTTGTACAGATCAGCCTTGACCTTTGCAACCTTAGTGCCGACCGCCTCAGCGTTGATATACCATGCTGCCAGCTTGTCAAACAGAGCCTTTACATTGTCATCCGTGTAAGATGCAATATTTTCATTGTGACCAAAGGCTCCTGCAATAAAATTGCCGTGCTGCACGTTAAACTTGTGAGTCAGAGCACGGGACTGCAGCTCCAGACGATCAGCCACCGCAGCCTCGAAATCGTTGTTCACGGTGTGGCGGTCAAGCCCCTCGTGAAAAACCCACTCCCAAGAGTACTGGACGGGGGTGCTGGTATAAATAACTTCAGTGCGGTTGCCGAAGCGGGAGGTGTTGCCAGTACCAGCGCCGAACGCGGTTGCAGCGTCCTCGCTGTAGCCGGTTCCGACGACGACGGGGATATCGCTGGTCTTGACGTAAAATGCAGTCTCGTTTTCCTGCACGCCGTCCAGTGCCTCGACACCGCCGCCGAAAAAGTCAGCAAAATATGCCTGCTTCTTAACGACTGCCTGAAGCAGGTTCTTGAACTCAAGCTGGAAAGAGCGAACCGGCAGGTCGTTGTTATCGCCAGCTGCAAAAAGCTGGAGGTTAAACTTGTTAGTTGTCATAATGTAATCTCCTTTTATTTGTACTTTGCGATGCGCTTGTCAAACTCTGAAAGCTCACCGCCCTTGTTGTTGTAGTTGCGCGGGGTGGTACCTGTTGCGGCTGCCGTCTGTGCTGCCTTGACTGCTGCGAGAATCGCTGCTTCATACTGCGCAATGTTGTCTGCTGTGCTGTCTTCATCCGCGCCGGTCAGCAGCTCCAGCATGCCCGGCGATGCCGTCAGCTTTTTTTCTGACAGCAGCTCCGCCGCACGCTGACGCAATCCCGCACGGGTCTGTGCAGCTTTCAGCGTCTCGTTTTCCTTGCGTAGATTTTCGAGCTCCTCCGCGGCGGCCTCTTCGGCAGACTGTCCCGCTCTGCGCTGTGCGTCGGCTACGGCCTTCTGGATCGCGTCCTGTGTTGCCGTGTCCAGCTTGCCCTTTTGCTTTGCGAGCGCCTGCGTCACACGCCGATCAAATTCAGACTGTAGCGCCGGATTGTCTGCCAGCAGCTTGTTAAACTGCTCGCCCGCTGTCGGTTCCTGCCCCTGCTGTCCGCTTGTGTTTTCTGCTGCCGCGCCGGCATCGTTGCTCTGCGCCCCGGTGTCTGCTGCGTTTTCCGCGAACAGCTGTAAATAAAACTTGTCAAATGTCATAATGCGTTCTCCTTTTGCGCCCCGTCTCGTTGCGTCTGCCCCGATGCGTTGCGCGCCGTCTGGTTGATAATTTGTACGCGATCAGGTGCCGCCGAAGCGATCCCCTGAATCCCAACAAAAAAGGAATCCACCAGCAGTCTGGCGTCTGCTGAAATATCCCCGAACCGCAGCACCGCCAAACCGGAAAAAATATCCGCTGTGACGGTGTCCGTTGTCAAGTTGTCTATTGATCTTGCTAACGTCTGCACGAGTGTGCTCACTGCCGCGCAGACAATGTCTTGCCCCGGCGGACCGCACCCAGCGTGGCCCTCTATTGTGATCCGGCAATCTTGCCGCGTTACGGTAATCATCGCTGTCCTCCCCTGCTGCTCAACCTCGGCATAAGAAAACCACCGGCAGTCAGCTGGTGGTTTTGACCCCATTCCGTTTCTCCCAGGCACCCCGCCACTGGCGATAGCTGCTCGGCGGGTAGTCATCTTGATGCCGACGGAACCAGTCATCATACCAAGCCGCTCGTTCCGCGCCCTTGATCTTCCGCGTTTCCGCGGCCTCGCCGTAAAGCCAATCGGAATGGCCATTTTCGTCGAACCACGCCGACAGACTGCACATACAGTTCGGGTGCCAGGGCGGCGCGTTGGTGCCGATCTGCACATCTTTGACGCGCAGAACCCGCTGATCGAAAGGCTGACAGATGCCGCACGGTCTCGCTTGCGTCTGTACGATGTAATAATCTATATCGTTTTCATCGAAGCTCGCAAGCTGCACGCCGGTGGCCGCACGGCACGTCTCTGTCCGCGTCAATCGTTCCGCCTCATAGCGCGAAACATCAAACATCTTCCGCAGATCACGCGCCAAATCGCGCGGGTGTTTGCCTTGTATCAATCCTTGCGTCAGCAGGTTATCCAGTGCGGACATCAGCTTGCTGTTGTGTCCCCACAGCCGTTCCGAAAATGTCGCCCGCAAGCCTCGCTTTGTCATGTCCGTTTTGTAGCTGCCGCGCACGATCGCGTCAAGCGTAGCCGGATCGACCAGCAGCGCGTCGGGTCCGAGTATGCCGGCCTGCCGGACAGCTTCCGCGACCGCCTCACCTTCGAGCACATGCGTCATGTATTTCTGCGTCTGATCGCCCAAGTCCACAAGGTACAGCCCGATGCGCGATTCTAACAGCTTGAGCCGGTTAATCTTCATTGCCGCGTTGTACAGTTCGAGCTGTGCGTTTGCTTCTTTGCCAAAATCGCGCGTCCAGACCCACTCGCGCGCTTTGTCCATCGCCGCCTGAACGTCAAATGCGTCCACGGCTTTTTTCGCGTCTGCAAAAGACAAGTGATTTTTGTCCCCGTATCGCTGATAGAAATACGCAATTTCGCGCTCGATCTCGGTTAGCTCTTTCCGGTATATTCGCGCGATGTCTTTGCCGTAGTCCTTTGTCCTGGCTTCCATCTCTTCGATATGCTGTTTCTCTCTGACTGCCCAGTACACGGATGACGGCAGCGCGTTCGGCGGCTGATTTCTTCGCGGCGGATACGGTATGCGCTTAGCCATTTACTTCATCCTCCGCCTGCTGATCGTAGACAGCAAACCGGCTCTGTTCGCCTTGTGCCTCTTCCTGCATTCGCTCAAGCTCGTCCGCGGCGTTGTCGACTACAGACAGCACGGAGAGCTGTGTCTTATGCGATACGATTCCTTCAAGCTGTGCCGCGGTCTGAGCCTCTTCCATCAGGTTTTTCGGCAAGTTGCGCGTCATCGTAACCTTTATGTCTTGCCACGCATCGGTCAGATGTTCCGGCACGTTCGTCCGCAGCGAGCAAAACAGCTTGTACCGTTTCGACAAACTCTTCTCGATCTTTCTGTCAAACGTCTTTGCCATGTTGCTCATTGCCTGCAGCTTGTAGGCAAGAGCCACACCGGAGGTTGAGCTTCCAAACGTTTCGTCGGAAATGTTCGCAACCATCGACGTCTGATAAATCAGCTTTTCCAGACGGTTGAGCAGGTTTTCCTGCGTGCCGTCAGCGGTCGGTTTTTGCAAAAACTGGACGAGAATATCTTTTGCATCATCCGTGCCGTACAGATTGATAATGCGATTGTCTCGAATTTTGTATATGCCGTCCTCATCGATTTCCGCGCCAAGGACCGCGAGGTACGCCTCCGCGAATGCGTCGACATCGTTGCCCTTCTCACTGAGCACGTGATTGTACGCCTCGACCATGCCGGCCGCCGCCTCGAATAAGCCCATGCGTTCCTCGTTTAAAATCCATTCAACCACCGGGATACGGCCGTAAACGTTCGGCTCTGGAGCACGCAGAACGCCGTCGTCGAACGGGATGCGCTCTTCTGCTGTCAGCACCTCGCCGAACGGAATCCCGGTGTCCGAATGATGACCGTACCGCACGGCGAACAGCGCGTGTTTCCGCACTGTGTCATCGTAGACAACAAACATTTCGGCCGGTGAAAAATATGTCATTCGCGTCTTTGCGTTTTCGTCTTGATAGAGATACTCGAACGCATGACCGTAGATGCACGCTCGTTTTGCAAGCTCGTACTCGTGATCCTCGATCTCATTTGCCGCCTCGAACGCCGCGATGCTTTGCATCATGTCCTCGTCATCGTGCGTTTTTTTGATTGGAATGCCGTAACTATAGCCGAGAAACGTATCTACGATATAACGCGGAAAATTGACCGCCAGGCGGTTGTCAGGTTTCCAACTTTCTTTTTCCGGCTGCTTGTAGATATCGTGAAATCCTTTGTACAAATTTTCGAGGTAACGATATCGCGGCAAAAATGACTTGTGTTTGTTGATGTATTTTTCTACCAGTTCAATTTTGATCCCGCCGGATAGGTCATCTGGACTGCCAACCATGCGTTCCGGCAACTGGTACATGCGCCGACGTGCCACTTAAATTCCTCCTTTAAAGGTTTTGATTTTGAGCCGCCCGCGGCGCTCCTGCTCAATGGAATAGCGTAACATAGCCATCGCGTCATCAAAGAAATTGACCGGCTCATCGAGCCATTGACCCGATCGTTCGTCCCGTTGCCACTTCCATTGCCCGATTTCTTTTATCGTATTGACGCAGGACGGGTGGATGTGGATGCGATGCTGCTTGAGATAATCAATCTGTGCGTGCACACTTCCCGGCTCCTTTCGCACCGGGACCGCACGATATCCCGCTTTTTTCCACATCTTGATGCGGTCAGGCTCAGCCGAGTCACAATACATCGTCAGCCGCGGGTCGAACTTCCCCGCAGCCATGTCGATGATTTCCTCCGTATCCTTTTCGTAGACGTACAGCTCACGGCAAAGATATAATTCACCGTCTCGGAAACCGACGCAGCCGATGCAGTCCGCGTGGTTGAAGCCGAAGTCCTGCGCGTTGACCATGTAGTCGAACCGCTCTGGCGCGGTGTCGAAATCCTCGATGATGTAATTCGTCAAGATCAGACCGCCGACTTCGCCCCACTCGCCGAGACCGTAAATGCGGTATCCCTCCGGATCAACCTCACGCCGGCGCTCCATGCGGGCATGATAAGCCGCGTCAATAAACCGATTGTCTTTGTATGTCGACTGATGCGTCAGCACGTGAGGGTCGGCGCGGTCGAAAAAATCACGCTTGATCCAGTGCGACGCGGACACGGGATTGAATGTCAATCGAATTTGATAAAACTGTCCCGGAGGCAGCTCGCCGCGCAGACGGTCGTCTATGATTTCAAAGTCAGCTTTTGTAAATTCCGTGGCTTCTTCCATCCAGACATCGGTCAGCTTGCCGCGTGTGAATGTGATAGATTTCAGCTTTTCGCGTTGTCTGTCGTCATTCATTCCGCGGAAAATAATCTTGTTTCCGTTCGGCAGGAACGTCATCGACAGCGGGCTCATGCCGATCAACCAGTACTGTTCTGCCGCAGAACCCAATATGCGATAGATCGCCGCTCTCAGCTCCGCGAACGTGCTGTCTCGATTAGTTACGTCTGACTTGCGCATTGCAACTAAGTTTCGTCCGGGATCCTTCATCAGCCGCAAAATATAATGCTGTGCCGTGTCCACGGACTTGCCCGATCCGGCGGAACCCTTCATCACCACGTACCGGCATCGGCTCTCGTCTACTGCGCGAAAATTCGAGTTAGCATATACCGTCAGCTTCATCCGTCATTTTCACCTGGCGCATTCGAGTAGTCGACTGTAATCTCAAAGTGCATGTCATCCGCGGACAGCTGCGTTTTGTCTGTAAACAATGCGTATCGCTTGCCGAGCAGTTCAGCCGCTTTCAGCCGCTCCTTTTCATCCGGCGGCTTCTCTACAATTTTCTGTACTCCCATCCCAACTCCGATCAGCACGCTTGATTTGCTTTCCCCTCGGACAACAGATGTCAGATACTCCATGACCTCTCGGGCATCTGCAACTTTTTCAGACGATATCTGTTCCATCAGCTCAGCTATACGTTTTTTTATTTCAACAATTTTCAATAGCTGGTTCGCTTTTGAGCCTGCGGTTTTCTCGCTGTATCCGGCAGCAATTGCAGCTTGCGTTCCATTTTTGCCGGATGCAACCTCAAGGCAGAACAATTCCCTCTGTTTATTCTTCAGCTCCGGCATATGCAATCACCTCCTCCGGGCACAACATCTCCCGCGCGGACTGCGCACTGCACTCCGTGACGCGCGACATACGCCAACATTGCAGCCGTCAGAACGCAACAAGGCCGCCCGTGGATTGGGGCAGCCTTGCCGTGGAGATGGTTATGAATTCCGCCATCAAGGGCGGCAACTGAGATAGATGGAGGGTGTCTTGATCTATGAGACAATATAAGTGTATCACACTTTTTGCAAAAAATCGTCCGGTTTTTTTCCGGACTTTTTACGTCTCCACCACGCCGTACAGCGCCATCGCGAAGCGTCTGATCGCGGCTTTCTGTCTTTCATACACTTGCGATTTTTCGATATGCAGCTTTTCGCACACGCGCTCGACGTGCCCCTTTCGGTGGTTGATGTAGAAGCGATCTAATATAATTCGATCCTCTCGCGTCATCAAGCTGAGTGCGTGATCTACAACGTGCACCCACGCGACCGCGATGTCATGCGCGGTCTGCAATTCCGCGCGCATTGCAATGTTGTTGAGCATCGCATCCTCGCGCCGGTTCCCTCCGCCGCGCACGGCTGTTGCGTCTGTTATCGCTGAGCGCACGCATGTGTATTCAGCTTCGAGCATTTCGATCTGTTCTGCTGTTGCCGAGATTGCATTTTTCTTTGCGTTGTAATCACGCAGTTTCTGCTTCGCTTCTTTCACGCAATCCAACCGCATCGCCTTCTTTCTCTTTCTTCTTTTCTTTTACCGCGTGTGCGGCTTGCGCCATCGGGCACCGGTCAATTTGCCACTCGAACTTGTGTTCGATTGTGCACCGTTCGAACGTGTAAAACGGGCATAGCTTAAAGCATTTCATCGGTTCGTTCAAAGCACGCTAAAAGCGTATCAAGTTCGGCTTCTGTGAATTCCTGAGATGGTCTTAAGCATAAAGTACTCACGGCCTTGTGTGTGTACACAGGGCACCGTGCACAGGTCGCCATACTTTTACACCGAAAGTAGAACGCATCTAATTTCATTTGCCAGACGTCTGTCTCCTGCGCCGCCGAGCCCATCTTGTGCAGCGCGTCCTTCAGCAACACGTTTTCCGTTTCCAGCGTTTTCACCTTTTCCGCAAGCCGATCTGCGCGTTCCTTGCACATGTTCATTGCCTTAATAGCTTCTTCAAACGTCAATTTCTTTTCCACCACGTTCATTCCTGCTTCTCCTCTCTCATATCCTCCAGATATTTATTGCCCCCATAATAATAATCATCAATCATGGGCGACAGCTTTTTGTAGCAATCCTCACACAGATCAGCGGCGTATCCGTCGCCATATCGCCCTTTGCTGTCGATTGCCCGCTTGCCCCATCTAATTTCCAAATGGGCGCAGTACTCACGCTCCATGTCAATCGGCTTTTTGCAGTGGTTACACAAATATGCAATCATTTTTCATCGCCTCTCATGTCTGCTCCGCAGTTCGGGCAGTAATTAGATGCATACATGCTAATGACATTGCATTTCGTACACATCAATGCTCTAGGTCTGCCACCCATTATTCCATCAAAGATATGTTCTCTCCATTCCCCTGTATTGCGTTCCGCATCTTCATACGGTTTCAGTCTATTTATATGCGTATCTGATATGTACCACCACGGAGCATCAACACATTTATAAAACGCAAATCCATCTTCTAACATTGACGGCACATCTTCAATTTCAATGATATATTTAGCCATTCTGTTCACCTCTCATATCAGCACCGCAGCGCGGACAGTAGTTCGTACGTTCCTGTGTTCTGTAACCGCAACACGAGCATTCCACGCCGATTTTGTGGACTTTGTAGCTGTCGGAAAAGAATGTATCCCACTTCCCCCTCTCCCGTTCTGGCTGTGCGGATGGTAAATTCAAAATAGTCTGCCTGTCTATATCACTCATGTTCTGAACAAATATTCGATGTACCATCCAATCATAAAGATCCAACTCTTCACTATCTTGAAACTGCTTTTCTGTTTTATCCTGATATTCATGCAGAGCTTTCCACAGCG